ACTCCTTTTAGAGACTATGCCGAATCATTTATGGATCCTAAAGATTTAACATCAAAAATGAGAACCGTGGAACTAGATCCAAAAGAAATAGCTATGGCAAAACGATACGTGGACAAGGTTAATAAAACAGACATTATTTCTATGAGAAAAAAATTAGGTATTAAACCTTATCCAAAACAGACTATTACTACGGATGAGAATCTAGTTTTGATTCCTAAATACAAATTAAAAGAACTTGAAAAGACAAAGAGAATGAAAACAGACTACATGATTCTAGAAAAACTTAAAAAGAAAATAGGTTTAGCTGAAGGCGGCCGTGTTTCGTTATCCAGTGGTGGTTTAGCAGGAATGTTGGGCGAATGAGTTATATTTCACAATTAATTAAATTTGGTTTAGAGAATAGTCAAGAGCCGGTAATCAAGAACCCTATTCTTCGAGAGGCCCTTGAGCCACGAACCATGGCTCAGGCTCCTATAGCAGAAGATCTAGAACCAGGTGCACTTAGAGATGAGATGTTGAAAGATTTCGATCCTTCTCAAGAAACACACGAAGAGTATTTACAAAGAATAAATTTAGAAAGACCGTTTAACATGGCTGAAGGTGGTCAGTTGGTTGCACCATCGCTTGATGGATCACGGCCTGGGTATTCAGGAAAAATGAAATGGACCACAAAAGAAGTTCAAGAAATATATAAAGATCTTCCAGAGGATATGTTTGTTCAAAAAAGAGTACTGCCTAGTGGTAGAACAGATTACACCTATAGAGCTAAGATTAACTACAAAGGAAAAGCATATACATTTAAAAGCATGACAGCCAATCCTAAAAATAAAAAGATAATGGCACAATTAGTTGAGGATAAATGGGATGAGTTAGCTCCAAACAGATTAAGTAGAGAAGAATACGCAAAACTACGATTGAAGCCAGAAAATAGAAGACTAAGGGGAGAAGATTTTGCAAAGAAATTAAATAAATTAGGCTATACAACATATACAGGTGATGAATGGAGTAGATCAAATGTTTATAATTATGACAGGGAAGCTCCAAGAAGTTCTAAAAGATTAGCAAAGGATTTAGGTTTTTTTGAAAAAAGAACCGTAGCAGAAGCTAAAGAGATTATTAAAACATATTCAGGTGGAAAACATTTTTTAAGAAATAAAAATCTTACTGACGCTCAAATAACAACTAGAGCTTCGGAATATATTGCTTCAGACAAACAATTACAAAAAGGTGGAGGTTATTCTTGGCCTCGTGGTAGACAAAACAAAAGAAAAGTTTGGAAAAATATATATGATTCTCATAAGCAGAATGGAAGATTTAAATTAATTAATGAAAAAGAATTAGCTGGAAAAGATGGAAAAGTTAACTGGAAAAAAGATTTTAATTGGAGAAAAGCTAAATTTAAAGATACGAATAGTGGTAGAATATATACTTATGACAATTTACAAAAAATGGTTGAAAAGCATGATGGTGGCTGGAATAAAGCTATTAAGGCGTACGATGATAATGCCAGATTAAATCAAATGACGTTTAAAGGAAAATCTTTAAATGATTGGTTTAGAGAAAGTATGATTAAGCAAGAATATGAAGCGTTAATAGAGAAAAAAGTCCCTTGGAAAGATAAAGCTTTTCAAAAATATATGGTAAAGAAAAAACCTACCTATAGTTTTACAGAAGCGCATCATTTCAAAGGAGTAAAAGATCATCCATTTGATACAGAAACTTCTTTTAGATATGCAAATAGAGAGCAGGGTTATGCTCAAGGTAAATATAATAAAGCTATAAAAAGTGGTAATGCAGAACGAATTGCAAAAGCTAAAATAAAATATGCAGAAGATATGAATAGAATTTCTGATGATTTGGGTGGTATTCGATTTAAAATAGATACTCAGAGCTTTGGAAAAAAAGGTAGTGATGAAAGTATAATTAAAGCAGCGGCAAAAGTATCGGAAATGAGTAACGCTAATCAAATTAAACTATTTAAACAATTAGGCTACCGTTGTCGTAAGGCAGGTGGTGCTGGTGAATCTGTTGAGTGTTACATGGATGATGTAAAGAAAACCAGAGCTGATATGAAATCATCTAATGTAGAAGTTAGAGCTAAAGCATTAACTAAACAAAGAAACGCAATACAATTTGCAGGTAAAATTCCTGAGATTGCAAAGATTTTTAGAAGAGGAATACAGGGGGTTGCGGGAACACTCGGTCTAACGTCTGGTATTGGTTACGCAATTGAAGGACTTATTGAAGGTGGAATTTATGATTACTATAGAAGAAAAGGTTATGATCATAAGCAAGCTTTTGCTGAAACATTTACGCCAGGATTAATTGCAGGAAGACCTCATGGTGTTCCGTGGTACGGGGGCGCTGAAAAATTAAGAGAACAAGAATTATACGGAGTTAAAGAGGCACCAACAATTTTAGAAGATGGAACAATAGTAGAAGGAGATTTGATTCCAGGAAAAGTTAAACCAAAAGTTAAACAATACATGGATGCATTAGAAGAACAGGATAGAATTTACAGTGCGATTGGAGCAAAAGAAGGAGCAAGAGATGACTATGATTTAGCTGAAGCATCTGCTGATGTTCAAGATTTAGCTAGATCGGGAGCCTATGGAAGAGTAGATCGAACTTTGGATCCTGAAAGCATGGCATCACAAGCTTATAATACTGCGGTTGAAAAGCGAGACGCTTTGGATCAAAGAAGAAGAACAGAGTATTTAGAAAAAGTTGAACCTAGATCTTTAGAGCGTGAACAGAAATCTTTTGATACAAAAAGACATCGAGACAAAAGATACAGAGAAATGAAGGAAATGTTTCCTGACTATAGTAAAGAAGACATAGACTATATTTTAAAAAATATGTATGGAACCAGCATGGAGAAATTAGGAGAAGGATATACCTATGAAAATATAGGGAATTGGTTTAAAGACCAAGATAAGTCAGTCTATTTCGCAGATAACTTTAGAATGGAAAAAGCAGGCGGAGGCATAGCTGGAATACGTAGACCAAGTGCATTGCCACCTAAATCAGGACCAACCCCTTATGGGTTGCCTTCAATGTTAAACCGTGTTAGAAGAATCTAGGAGTATAAATGGCAGATATAGATAAAGGACTCCCGAACGTTAAACGACCCGATGAAGAAGTTGCAGAGGTTGTTAACTTAGAGGAGGAAACACCCAAAGGACCAATTGAAGTTACCGAAGAAGTAGATGGAGGTGCAACAATTGATTTCGATCCAAGTCAAGTAAACATACCAGAAGGTGGCGATCATTTTGCAAATCTGAATGATTTGTTACCAGAAGATATTACAAATAAAATTGGAAGTCAGTTACAAAACGATTATAGAGAATATAAATTTTCTCGTGGAGATTGGGAAAGAGCTTATATTGTTGGTTTAGATCTTTTAGGATTTAAATATGATAATAGAACTCAACCTTTTCAAGGAGCAAGTGGTGCTACTCACCCTGTTCTAGCTGAAGCTGTTACACAGTTTCAAGCACTTGCTTATAAAGAATTATTACCGGCTGATGGACCTGTTAGAACCATGGTCATGGGTGCGTCTAACCCGATGAAAGAACAACAGTCTCAAAGAGTTAAAAATTTCATGAACTATCAGTTGATGGATCAAATGAAAGAATATGAACCTGAGTTTGATCAAATGTTATTTTATCTACCACTTGCAGGTTCTACATTTAAAAAAGTTTATTATGACGATTTACTCGGGAGAGCTGTTTCTAAGTTCGTGCCCGCTGACGACCTCGTTGTTCCGTATACGGCTACCTCATTAGACGATGCGGAAGCGGTGGTCCACGTATTAAAAATTTCCGAAAATGACTTGCGTAAGCAACAAGTCGCAGGATTTTATTCAGATATTGAGCTCACTAAACCTCAAGGTACAATTACCAATGAGTTAAAAGAAAAAGAGAGAGAAGTAGAAGGAATTACAAAATCCCAAAGAGTCGAACCTATGTACACGGTTCTAGAATGCCACGTTAATCTAGATCTAGAAGGTTTCGAAGATGTTGGTCCCGACGGAGAACCAACCGGAATAAAATTACCTTACATCGTAACAGTCGAAGAAGGTAGTAGGAAAGTTTTGTCAATCAGACGAAACTTTGCGCCCAATGATCCAAAGAAAATTAAAATCCAATATTTTGTCCACTTCAAGTTTCTGCCAGGACTAGGATTTTATGGCCTTGGACTCATTCACATGATTGGCGGCTTGAGCAGAACTGCAACGGCTGCTCTCCGCCAATTACTAGATGCAGGTACATTATCAAACCTGCCAGCTGGATTTAAACAAAGAGGTGTCAGAGTAAAAGATGATGCCGCTAATATACAACCGGGAGAATTTAAAGATGTTGATACTCCTGGGGGAAGTCTAAAAGATGCTTTCGTATTTTTACCTTATAAAGAACCATCACAAACATTATTACAACTAATGGGAATTGTGGTTCAAGCAGGACAAAGATTCGCGTCGATTGCTGACATGCAGGTCGGTGACGGGAACCAGCAGGCCGCTGTTGGTACGACTGTTGCTCTTTTAGAACGTGGTTCAAGAGTAATGTCAGCAATCCATAAAAGACTGTACGTCTCTTTAAAACAAGAATTTAAATTACTAGCAAAACTATTTGCTACGTACTTACCACCAGAATATCCATATGATGTTATAGGTGCACAACGAAATATTAAAGTAACGGATTTTGATGACAAGGTAGATATTCTGCCTGTTGCTGATCCAAACATATTTTCAATGTCTCAAAGAATTTCAATGGCTCAAACTCAATTACAATTAGCTATGTCTAATCCACAAATGCATAATATGTATATGGCGTATAGAAATATGTACACTGCAATTGGTGTTAAAGATATTGATAGAGTTTTACCACCCCCTCCTCCTAATCAACCTAAAGATCCAGCGATCGAGCACATTGATGCATTAGCTATGAAACCTTTTCAAGCGTTTCCTGGCCAGGATCATAGAGCTCACGTTACAGCTCACTTATATTTTATGGCAACTAACTTTGTTAGAAATAATCCAAGTGTAACTGCATCCATAGAAAAAAATATTTTAGAACATATTTCTTTAATGGCTCAGGAACAAGTTCAATTAGAATTCCAACAAGAGTTTCAAATGTTGCCACAACTACAACAGGCATCTGTTCAGAATCCTCAAGCAAAACAACAGCTTCAACAAATCTCTCAAAAGATAGAAGCTAGAAAAGCTGTATTGATTGCAGATATGACGGAAGAATTTATGAAGGAAGAAAAAACAATTACTTCTCAGTTTGATCATGATCCATTACTTAAATTAAAACAAAGAGAAGTAGATTTAAAGGCTATGGAGACTGAGAGAAAAACAAAAGAAGACCAAAATAGAATTAATTTAGATAAAGCTAAACTTGTTCAGAATCGTGAGATCACTGATGATAAACTTGAACAAAATGAAGATTTAGCTAATTTAAGAGCAGATACAGCAATTGAGAAATCATTAATATCTGCTGATGTTAAACTAACTTCAGATAAAATGAAGGCTAAAGATGTTAGAACCTTGAAAGGTCCTAAATCATAGTATATACAAACCTAGGAGAAAAATATGGCAAAAGAAAAACAAGCACCGTTAGGAAAATCTGTAAAGATCGGAATTCCTTCTCAGAATCTAATAGTAGATCCGAGAGGAAAGACTAGTATTAGAGGAAGATCAGCTAGAATTGCTACTGGAGATAAGGTTACTGTAAAAGGTACCGGAGCGGCTAGAAAACAAACAGCAACCTGGTTCTAAAATGGCCTGGTTCAGTTTAGCAAAAATAGCTTTGCAGGCTGGAAGTAAAATTTATTCCAACCGTCAGAAGACTAAGATGGCAATGTCTGATGCACAATTAATGCATGCAGAGAAGATGGCCCGAGGAGAGGAAACTTACCAGGGCAAACTTTTAGAAGCTCGGCAAAACGACTACAAGGACGAGATCGTTTTGGCGATTCTTACACTGCCCATAATTGTGCTCGCCTGGTCGGTGTGGACAGAGGATCCGGAGGCTATGCAGAAGATAGATATCTTTTTTGAGTATTTCTCGAATCTGCCAAAATGGTTCACAAATTTATGGATTCTCGTCGTGGCGAGTGTTTTTGGGATTAAGGGAACTCAAATATTTAGGGGCGGTAAAAAATAAAGTAGACAATGAATATTAAAATCAATATAAACAATTAAGGAGAAAATTATGAGAAATGATTTCGGATCAAGACCTTATAAATCTAGATTCCCATACAAAGCTGCTAAAACTGCTGGTAAGAAAAAGCAGGGATACAAAGCTAGAGAAGATGAATCTTTAGGTATGAGAACTGGAAAAGAATCCACTAAGAAACAATCTATGAAAGATCGTAGAGATGAGTCTTATGGAAAATGGGGAAAGCGTCCAAACCAAAAAATTAATAAGTAGGTCTTATGGGATTAATAACCAAAGGAATGGGGGCTATTCTTAAAAAAGTCAAGCCCAAATCTAAATGGATTAAGGGTGGTTCTGAAAAACGTGGATCTATTGTAGGTGTTAAACCTGGAACAGGTAATGTACCTTGGCACGTTGGTGCAGGTGGAACAAATTTAAAAAGAAGAGCTGAAATAGTTAAGACTGATAGAAGAGTTAAAACTATAGATGCAATCAGGGGCGCTGAAAAGAAAATTAAAGAAGGAACAGCAGAACTTAAAAAATTAAGAACAACTGGATGGACTAAAAGCCCTCATGGTAAAAGAGGAAGAAAAACATATTATCCTAAAGATGAAGGTAAGGTTGCTCATATGGTTGGACCTAAAAAAGATAAATATAAAAAGAAGCCTTGGGAAAAAAAGGGCATGAGTAAAAAAGAGTGGGATGATATACCGTTTTAATTATGAGCAGGTGGACTAGAGCAAACCCGTTAGCAGCAGTGCCAGGATATAGTGTTCCTCAAGGACATTTTGCAAATGGTTATACTAATGGTGGGGATAGAGTTAATTTTAGAGTTGGTGGAAGAGTTGGTTTTAAAAAAGGTAAATCTGCTGATAAGAACTGGATTCAAGATGCAACAGCATCTATAAAAAAACGTGGAACTAAAGGAAAATGCACACCTATTACAAAAAAAGGTTGCACTGGACGAGCAAAAGCGTTAGCAAAGACATTTAAAAAGATGGCTAAGAAAAGGAGTTCATAATGGTACCAACAAAATCTATAGCAAACGTTCTTAAAAAGATTAAAAAACATATTAATACAAAAAAAGGTAACTTTCCAGAAACTGAAAGTTTAACTCATCAACAACCTCCTTATATTGGAGATGTAGGTTCGGAAAGACCAGGAAGAAGACCAGGAAGAGGAAGAGGAATGGGGAGAGGAGCCACAAGACCAAAAGCAGGAAAGGTGGGGACACCAGGTGAACGTGATCCTTTCACAAGACCAAAACCAAAAGGATGGCCAAAAAGAAAACCAATGGTGCCTTTAAGTCAGGGTGGATCACCGCAATCACATTATCTTCAACATGGCTATGGACCTCATAAAATAAAAATGACTAAAGCATCTGATAAAGCCGTAAAAGGAAATAAACTTACAAAGAAAAGTTTTGCATAATGAATATATTTAAAAAATTTTGGAACTTCCTATTTGGAAGTAAAGAAGAACCAGTAGTTCTAGAAGCTGCTGTAGAAGAAGCAATACAAACAGTTAATCACTGCAACGCTCATTTAAGATTCAAAAAGTCATGTCCTGACTGCTTAAGAGTAGTTGCTCTTATATAATATGGAATCAGAACAAATTTTATACAGACTTCAGAAAGCTATAGATAGAAGAGTAAATCAATTGGCAATCTCGGTTACGTCCGGAGGGGTTGACAACATGGAAACTTACAAGTATATAATAGGGCAAATTAATGCACTGGAATCAGTGCGACAGGAAATCTCTAACCTGCAACATGATAAGGAGCTAAATGGAAGCAAAGGAACAGTTATCGACCTCAAACGAGGCCTCAAAGATTCACCTACCAAATAAAGAATTAGTTGGATTAAAAAAATCAAAACCAAAAGAAATTACTAAAGAAACTACAAAATTACCTAAACCTACTGGTTGGAGAATGTTAGTTTTACCTTTCAGAATGAAAGAGAAAACTGATGCAGGACTTTTAATCGGATCAGAAACTATAGACAGACAACAAGTTGCATCACAATGCGGAAACGTTTTGGCGATGGGGGACGCTTGTTATAAGGATAAAGAACGATATCCTTCAGGTCCATGGTGCAAGGTCGGTGATTGGGTGGTCTTTGCGCGTTATGCAGGATCACGTATAGAAATTGAAGGTGGGGAAGTTCGTCTTTTAAATGATGACGAAATTTTAGCAACCGTACAGGATCCAACGGATATCCTGCACAAATATTAACATAGGAAGGAAACTATGCCAGAAGAAATAAAGAAAAGTGAAAAACCAGTTGATGTAGATACATCAGGCCCAGAGGTTGATGTAACTGTAGAAGAACCAAAAACAGAAGAAGTAGTAGAAACCAAGGAAGAAGAAACACGAATCACGGAAGTAAAAGACGAAACAGCTAAAGAAATAAAGAAGGAACAAAAAGAAGACGATTCTAAATTAGAAGATTATAGTAAAGGTGTTCAATCACGTATTGCTAAACTCACAAGAAAAATGAGAGAAGCAGAACGTAGAGAAGCAGCTGCTACTGAATATGCTTCTGCTTTAGAAGCAAAAAGAAAGCTTGATCAGGAAAGATTTCAAAAAGTTGATTCTGATTTTACTAAAAAATTTGAGGATAACATTAAAACTGGAATGGAGTCAGCGCAAAATGAATTAGCGCGTGCCATTGAAAGTGGAGATGCTGCTGCTCAAGTTCAAGCAAATAAAAGAATTGCTACACTTGCATTTGAGAATGCAAAGTTGGAGCAACGAAAAGAAACGGCTGCCCAGGAGAGACCTGTACAGCTTTCTGACGGTGGACAACTCCCTAAAGAGACACCAAGACAAATGCCTCAAGCTGATCCAATGGCTGAAGATTGGGCGTCTAGAAATACATGGTTCGGTCAAAATAGAGCCATGACATTTACAGCGTTCGAGATTCATAAGGATTTAGTAGATAAGGAAGGTTTTGATCCTAAATCAAATGAATACTATGCGGAGATCGACAGACGAATTAAAGTTGACTTTCCTCATAAGTTTGATAATAGTGGAGATACGCAATCGCCTAGACCCGTTCAGTCGGTGGCTTCTGCAAATAGAAGCGTAAAACCTGGGCGCAAAACTGTGAGACTCACTTCTTCACAGGTGCATATTGCAAAAAAATTAGGAGTGCCACTCGAAGAGTATGCAAAACAATTAAAACTCACGGAAGGAGCATAAGCATATGACAAAAGACAAAAAAATAACTTCTCGTGCGGCAGTAACTCGGTCAAAAACTGAAAGACCAAAAGAGTACAAGCCACCATCCTCTCTGGATGCACCACCAGCGCCAGACGGTTTTAGACACCGTTGGATTAGAGCTGAATCAATGGGTTTCATCGACGGTAAAAATATTTACGGAAGATTGAGATCTGGGTACGAGTTAGTGAGAGCTGACCAATACGACGATTCAGACTATCCTGTCATCACTGACGGAAAATACGCTGGAATCATTGGAGTAGGAGGCCTACTGTTGGCTAGGATACCTGAAGAACTCGCGAAGCAAAGAGTTGACTATCAGAAAAGACAAACTGACGGTCAAGACGAAGCTGTAGATAACGACTTGCTTAAGGAACAACATAAGAGTATGCCGATCGACATCGATCGACAGTCTCGCGTAACCTTCGGTGGTACAAAGAAGTAAATTTTATTTCTCGGGATAACAACCAATTCCCTATCATCGATTTAAATTAACCTGTTTATGGGAAACTATAAACTTTAAGGAGTAATACTATGGCAAATAGAAACACAAGCGGTTTTGGTTTGATCTCTGTAGGTACGATCGGTTCAACACCGGCTACCCAAGGTCAAGGCAAATACTACATTGATGCTGGTGCGACTGTTGATTTGTTCCAAGGGAGTGCTGTAAAAAGTTCTGCCGGATACATAATCACTGCTCAAGCTGCCATCACAAATACGTGTATTGGTGTGTTTAACGGTATTTTCTACAACGCTTCAACAACTTTGAAGCCGACGTGGGCGAACTGGTATAACCAACCAATTACTCCAGCTAATAGTGAAGACATTACATGTTTTGTAATTGACAATCCAACCCAACTTTTTGTTGGTTCTTTGGACACTGCAGCAGCTCAAGCCGAATATGGTAAAACATATGGTTTAACTGTAACAGCAGCGGGATCAGAAACTTCTGGTCAGTCAAGTTCAACATTAACGTATTCAACTAGACATGCTACTGCAAATCAATGGAGATTGGTAAGATCAGCCGAGGATCCTGAGAATAATGATAACGCTACTTTTAGAAGCGTTGTTGTTGCTCATAACCTCAACCAATATTTCACTGGCGCAGTAACGTGGGCATAATAGGAGCACATAGAAATGGCAATATCACGAGCACAGCTAGTTAAGGAACTAGAACCAGGCCTAAATGCACTATTTGGGCTGGAATACAAGCGTTACGAAAATCAACACGCTGAAATATACGTAACCGAGTCTAGTGACAGAGCTTTCGAAGAGGAAGTAATGTTATCAGGATTCGCTAACGCTGACGTAAAAGCAGAAGGTCAAGGCATTTCATACGATGAAGCGCAAGAAACCTACACTGCTCGTTACACTATGGAAACGATCGCGCTTGCTTTCGCTATAACTGAAGAAGCTATCGAAGATAATCTCTACGATAGACTAGCTTCTAGATATACAAAAGCATTAGCAAGATCTATGTCAAACGCAAAAGAAGTTAAAGGTGCATTACCTTTGAACAACGGTCTACCTTCGGTAGCTACGTTCAAAACAGGTGATGGAGTAGCATTATTCAGTACAGCACATACGTGCTCAACTGGACCTAATGTTGCAAACACTTTATCGACTCAAGCGGACCTTAACGAAACATCATTGGAGCAGTCTTTAATAGACATCGCTGCAATGACGGACGAAAGAGGTTTGAGAATTGCAGCTAAAGGAGTTAAAATGATAATTCCTTCTGC